TTAAATACAAGTTTTTATAAAACCCAACACCCACAACAACCAACCACCAAATGTAACACAACTGTAACAAACATTTAACACAACTGTAACAATCCCCCTAGGGAACAGAACGCCACTAGTGAATGTCAGAAAACTCTAACACACTGGACGCTAGGCAAGAAAAGTTTTTAAACTGGCTGTGCACCCCCGCCAACGGCAGGGTGCCATCCAGCCAAAACCAGTATGCCAAAGTAGAAGGCGTGGACGAAACCACACTTAGACGCTGGAAAAAGAAACCAGTGTTCAAATCTGAATGGGAACGCCGAGTCAACGAACTTCAATCATCACCCGAAAGAACACAACAATTGCTGGACAACCTGTTCCAGCGTGCTCTTGAGGGGGATAATAATTCGGCTAAACTGTATTTGCAGGCTACTGGTCGTTTGGCTCCAGTTCAATTTCAGGTTGAGCATAGTGGCAAGGCGAGTGAGTTGTCTGATACGGAGTTGGCTGAGTTGATTGCCGCTGGGGCGGCTTCTGAGCAGCGTTTCCGTTTGGAAACTAAAACAGTAAAGGCTATTGATGGCGACAACTAATGATGCAATGTACATTTCTTTGAAAGCAATGTATCCTACGGCTGGTGATACTTTGGGTGATTTGTTGTATGCTCATTGGTCTGCTGAGGGTTTGGGTTTTCGTGGTTCTTTGCAGTTTGATTATTATGTTGCTCAAGAATCTGTTTCTGAGGCTACTGGTACTACTTGGGGTGATTTGGCAAACAGTTTTTGGTCTGACCCAGATTTTGTGGTTTCTAACCTAGAAAATGAATCAGGGAACGATTTGCTACTAGAGGACGGGTCATTTGTGTTGTTGGAAGTAGGTAATGGGTAATGGCTGATAGTAAAATTTCTGCGCTAACTGCGCTGGTTGCTGCCGATGTAGTATCTTCTGATGTTTTACCTATTGTAGATATTTCTGCTACTACTACCAAAAAGATTACTGTTAGTTCTTTGGCTGCCAGCATTGCTGCTATTGGTTTAAATGCTGGTGAAGGTGTTCCTACCATTATTCATGGTATTGAACTACCTACGGGTCATCAGATTCGTTTTGAGGGTTCAACAGATAACGCTTTTGAAACATTTCTGACAGTTGTTGACCCTACTGCTGACCGAACTATAACTTTTCCTAACGAAACTGGAACAGTTGCTCTTGTTGGTCAACAGGCTTATTGGGGCTAGGGAACAAAGGACACATAGTATATGGCTTTAACTATTCCAAACACTTTCGTTAATGGCACTCCTGCTATTGCTACGGAAGTTAACGCAAACTTTACTGCTGTAAAGACCGAGGTTGACCTGAAAATAGCATCAACGATTGTTGATGCCAAGGGTGATTTGATTGTTGCTACCGCAGCAGATACCGTTGCTCGTCAGGCTGTTGGGTCTAATGGTCAGGTGTTGGTTGCTGATTCGGGTGTGACGAATGGTGTTGCGTGGGTTGACCCGCAGACGAACCGTAATGTGGTTATCAATGGTGCTATGCAGGTTGCACAGCGTGGAACATCAGTAGCAGGGATTACTGGTGTTGGTTATAATACGGCAGACAGGTACAGGACTGTTGTCGTCAATATGGGTGCTTGGACTCAATCCGTGGAGGCTGACGCACCAACAGGTTCAGGTTTTCGCAAATCTCTAAAAATGCTTTGCACGACTGCTGATGCTTCACCTGCTGCTGCTGATGTAATGGTGATAGACCAGTTTTTTGAAGGTCAAAATGTTCAACGGTTTCTTAAAGGAACCGCATCAGCGAAACCGTTTGCCCTTTCATTTTGGGTGAAATCAAATGTAACTGGAACATATATTGCTCAGTTGACCGACCTTGACAATACTCGTCAAGTTTCCGCTTCGTACACAATTTCTGCGTCTGCTACATGGGAAAAGAAAACAATCATTTTTCCAGCCGATACAACAGGTGTATTTGATAACGACAACGCAGCGAGCCTTGCGGTGCAGTTCAGTCTGGGTGCAGGCACAGACTACACATCAGGAACATTGAACACCACTTGGGCTTCAACAGTAAATGCCAATACCGCTGTCGGTCAAACAAACCTTGCTGCTGCAACAAGCAACTATTGGCAGATTACGGGTGTTCAACTTGAGGCTGGTTCTGTTGCTACACCATTTGAGTTTGAGGACTTCAGCACAACGCTTGCTAAATGCCAACGGTATTACTACCGAACCACAGCCGATACCACTTTTGCTTATCTTGGTTTTGGTATGGCTGGTTCAACAACAATTGGAAAAATTCAAATAACACCACCAGTTACAATGCGAACTGTCCCAACAGTATTAGATACACCTACTGTTAGCACTTTGAGATTGACGGATGGAGTAACTGGAACTACAGCAACAGCGATTGCATACGATGCTGATACCGCAAACGAAGTAATCACATTTAATGTGACCGTTGCATCAGGTTTAACACAATTCAGACCATATTTTTTTGGTGCTAATAATTCAGCCGTTGCTTATGTGGGATTTGGGGCAGAACTATGAGAAGTTTTGAAATTATTGGCGAAGACGGTTCTAAAACTGAATGGATTGAAATTGAAATCTCTGAAGGTCATTTTACACAAATGACAAAAGAGGCTTACGACAAACAGCAAATTGACGAGCCGTAGATGTGGGTCGCAATTTAACTAGGTGGCTGATATTCCTACCCAGCGTTGTCCTAGCCTTATTTGGCACAGTAACAAACGCTGAACCCGTACAAGGTTTAAATGCTACGGGGTATATCGTTACCGATATACCACCAACGAAATCCGATACTGTTTATGAAACTTGTGGTTCGGAACTAGAAAATAACATTAACCGTAGTTTTAATGGTGAACCGTTTCAGGATTGCCCTGAAGATATGTTTATGGTTCATTACACGGGTTCTATTATTATTCCCGCACATGACACTATCCAGTTTTGGTTGGCTTCTGATGATGGTGGAACTATAAAGATTGGCATGGACGAGTTTGGCTTTTGGGGTGACCAAGGTTGTTCTGCTACTGAATCAGGATTTCTGGATTTGGATGCTGGTATCCATAGTTTGGATGGCTGGTTTTATGAGAATGGTGGTGGGACTTGTTGGATGTTGGCTTGGCAGATTGATGATGAGCCTTGGCAGATTGTTCCTGATGAGGCTTTTATTGCAAATGGAGAATCATGGAGTACTACGACTGTTCAAACAACGACAACTACAAGTGTACCCGAAACAACAGTTGTGGATACGAGCATTGCCCCTGTTCAGACATCTACCTCTACGAGTATTTCAACGACAGTTCCGATAACGACAGTTCCGATAACGACAACAACGAATACTACTACAACTAGTGTTGTTTCTACGACCAGCGTGACGGTTGAGCAGTCCACAACGACCACAGAAGCCGAAGAGCAACCAGTACAGCAAGTACCTGTATGGGTTGAGCCTGAACCCATAGTAGAAACAACCACAGAAGATACGGAACCCATTCCAGTAATTCTAGAAGAAGTTGAAGAAGTAACTGTAGAAACATATCCTGATTTTCCTGAGATTGTAGATGAAGTTGTGGATGAGGTTATTGTTGATGATACGGTTGTTGATTATATTATAACAGAAAATAGTCAACTTGAAGAAGTTATTGTTGAAGATACTATTGTTGATATATTAGACAAAGTAGAGTTGGAAGAAATTCTTGAGGATGTTGAAACGATAACAGTAGAGGAAGCGGTTGCTGTTGCGCAGGATGCTGAGTTTGTTGAATCGTTGTCACCTTCTCAGGCTGTTGCGGTGTTTGATGCTGTTGTTGTTTCTGACCTATCTGAAGAACAGATTGATGCTATCGTTGAAGCAGTTCAGGATGCACCAACTGAGGTTCGTGAGGCGTTTGAGCAGGAGATAAATATTTTTGCTGAAGGTTTTGATGAGTATGTTCCTTTGGGTAGTAATGTTCCTGTTGGTACTCGTAAAACCCTTATAGCAGTTGCGGCTGGTACAGCCGCTGTTGCTTCTAGTTCAAGAAGGAACAAATAGACTACTATATGAAGAAAATTGTATCCGAAATCCATGGTTTAACTTGGACATTGGCTGGAACTGGTATGGTTCTAATTACTTTGTCTGGTTCAACTAGGACTTTAGGCATACAGATAACATTAGTAGCCATTGTAGTACATATAATTGGTTCTATTATAGGAGATAAAAATGAATAAGGTAAAAGATGTAGCAGGACGAATTGTTGCACTATTTTTGACCAACGCCCTTGGCGTTGTCACTGGTGCTGCTGTTATCGCCCCTGACTTGTCGGTTGCTAAAGCAGCGTTGATTGCTGGTGCAGTATCAGTATTTAAGGTTGTTGAAGGTCTTGCCAAGGCAAGCATTGATGGTGTTCTAACTTCAGAGGAAATTGATGCCGCATTTGGCGCAACTCCTAAGAAGATTGCCGCCAAAAGGGCTGCTGTTAAGGCTGAAGTAAAATAGTTGAAACTGTTCATTACACCCGTTAAACCTTGCCAACACTTAAAGGGCAAAAAGCCCAGCCAAGTGTTACCTAAGATGTTGCGCAAGGTTGTCGGTGGTGGCTCTTTAGAGTTATGTGCTGCTGACGCATGGGAGGCTATGGTCGCTGCTGCGAAGGCTGATGGAGTCAAGTTGGCTCCCACTTCGCTCGGCGACCTATTCCGCAGTATTGAACAACAGAAAAAAGGTTTTTTACAAAGATACCAACAAGAAGAAATTGTCGGTGCGTCAACACGCACCTACAATGGTAAGAAATGGTATTTGAAGAAAGGTAATGCACCGTTGGCTGCGCCAAACGATGATGCCAAAACATGTTCCAAACACATGTTGGGTATTGCTGTTGATGTTGCTGGAGCAAACGGTGAGCGTTTAGAATGGATGTTTAACAACATCGCAAAGTTTGGTTGGTCTTGGGAAGTTGTTCCCGAAGAACCTTGGCATATTCGTTATGTCGCTGGAGATGATACTCCACAAGCCGTATTGGCTTGGAAAGAATCAGTTAAGTAATATTCCCAATCAATGACTACGGTCATTTAGGATGGTTTTATGAAGAAAATAATTATGATGGCTATTGCCATATCTTTGTTGGCTTCGCCGACTTTTGTCCACGCAAAACATTATCCGACCCTGAAGTGTAGGAACCACTATGATATTATAGAGATGGTTTCTGATAGCAGGGACATGATGTATGAGGTGGATTATATTATGTGGCGTGAATCCCGATGCAACGCATCGGCAATTAACCGTGACGACCCCATGGGTGGTTCTATTGGTTTGTTCCAGATTAATAAGTTTTGGTGTAAACCAAACCGTTATACTGAACAAGGCTTCCTTCAGGATGCTGGTGTGTTAACAAAATGTAAAGACTTATATAATCCCATTATTAGCGGTAAGGCTATGATGGCTATATATGATTATGCTGATAACCGCTACGGTGATGGATGGGGTCCTTGGGGCGGAGAACCGAAGTGGAATTAAGAGAACTATTAAACGAACAAGAGTTCCGCAAATGTCGTGGACCAGAAAACGCTACTAACGAAGAACTGTTAGAAGCGTTCTCATATTTTTGTAGTAACTTTTGGTTTATTAAACATCCTGAAAAGGGTAGAACAAAGTTTGAATTGCGTGAAGCGCAATTAGAAACTGTTTCTGTTTGGTTGGAAGAACGCTATAGTATTGTTTTGAAAGCCCGTCAGATTGGGTTTTCTACTTTGGTTTCTGCTTACGCTTTTTGGTTGGCGTTCTTTTGGCAAGACCGTTTTATTGTTATGCTATCTAGAACCGAGCGTGAATCTGTTAAGTTGTTGGCTAAAGCAAAATATGGTTACCGCTTTATGCCACAATGGATGAAAGAGCGTGGACCGTCACAAACAACAGAACACCAACTTAAAATGGTGTTTAGCAACGAATCCAGTATTGAGTCACTGCCATCCAGTAATGACCCTGCTCGTGGTGAGTCGGTGTATTTGGTTATTGTGGACGAGTGGGCGTTTTTGCCTAATGCTGAGGAAGCGTGGGCTTCTATTGAGCCTGTAGCGGATGTCGGCGGTCGTGTGATTGGTTTGTCCACCGCTAATGGTTCAGGTAACTTTTATCACCAGTTATGGGTTGGTTCCCAAACGGGAACCAACAAGTTTAAGGGAATCTTTTTTTCTTGGGCTGCTGATGGTGAACGAGATGAAAATTGGTATGAGTCCAAAGCAGCCAACATGCACCCTTGGCAGTTGCACCAAGAATACCCATCATTCCCTGAAGAAGCGTTCATCAAATCAGGTAACCCAGTGTTTGACATCCAAATGTTGGATGACATGGTTATAGTTGATTCAGATAACGGATACTACCATTTGTACTCTAGCGGTAATGGTGAGTTCCATTATGCCGAGGATGGCGAGTTGTCTATTTGGGATTTCCCACGCTCCGAGGGTGTTTATGTGATTGGAGCCGATGTCGCTGAAGGGCTAAGTTATGGTGACTATAGTTCTGCCCATATTATTGATGCTTCTACTGGTATTGTGTGCGCTCATTGGCATGGACGAATTGAGCCAGACTTGTTTGGCGAAATGCTTGCCGAACTGGGATGGTGGTATAAGAACGCTTTGTTGGGTGTTGAAAATAACAACCACGGTTTGACCACTTTGAAAGCAGCACAAAAGTACGGTTACAAAAATCTTTATAGGCAGCGCAAGTTGGCTCGGGTGCGTCCTGAGGCTACAGACATTTTGGGTTGGCGCACTACAGCAACTAGTAAGCCGTTGATGATTGACGAACTTAGTGCTTCTTTGCGTGATTCCAGTATTGAGGTTTATGACCGTTTAACTATTGCCGAGTTACGCACCTTCGTGCGTAAGGAGAATGGTAAAATGGCTGGTTCACCGCATGATGACAGGGTTATTTCTTTGGCTATTGCTAATCAGATGATAAAATATGTGTGGCTTCCAGAGTATAGACAGGATTTTGCTCCTCCAACCAATAGCCTTTTGTGGTGGGAGCAGCATATGTATGGTCCTAGTGGTCCAGAAAAGACTTTTATGGGTGCCCATAATGTTCGTGAACGCTCACCGATGACCCGTTAGGGAACAGAAAGTGTATTTATGATGGAATTACTGTGTGATACTTGCCAAAAATTGTTCTTTTCGGAACAAATGCCTCATCGTGGCTCTATTTGCTTTAAATGCCATATTAAAGGGGTTCGTCTTGGGTTTACTTACGGTCAAGAAGATTTTCATGGTCCTACTATTCGTGAGCGTCAGCGTCAAACTGTTGAACAGGCTAAAATCAACGGGTATAATGCGGAACCAGTTACGAACTGGATGTAATGAATCATGTTTTCATCCGTATGGGTCCCAATCATTGTCGCAATCATCATGGGACCAGTCGTTGTGGTATTACAAAAACTTCGCAAAGAAAATACCGACCAACATGCGGAAGCCAGAATCCTATTGAGGACAATAGGTGGTAAAGTTGATAAGGTTGCTAGTAAATTGGACCAACATATCGGTTGGCATGATGGTAAGAAAGACTCAGAATAATGGCTAAGAAATCTAGTTCAGACCATTTGAAGCACTCTAAGATGCGTCTTGAAGCATCCAAGAAATGGCGTAAGCAGGACGGTTATGATGCGCTTTGGAGGCGCATGAATGACTTGTACCGTGGCAAGCATTTTGACGACTATAAGAATGAAGACCAAATGTTGGTCAACATTGCTTTTTCTACTATCAATGTTATTTCACCTAGTATTTCTGTTAACTATCCTAAGATTACTGTTAATGCTGTAAGTTCAGAGTTTGCTGCTCAGGCTGTCATCGCTGAGGCTGTTGTAAACTATTGGTGGAAACATAAGGATATTCGTTCCGAGTTCCGCCGTGCCGTAAAAGACATGTTAGCGTTTGGTCATGGTTGGGTTAAAGTTGGTTACCGTTTTGTTGAGGAGGAAGTGGAAGGTGAATCAGAAATTTCGGAAGCGAACCCTGATGGCATCGGGCATCCGAACACTATTGTTCGTGAAGATAGTCCGTTCGCTGAGCGTGTTTCCGTTAATGATGTTTTTGTTGACCCAGATGCAACATCCATGAAAGACATCAAGTGGATAGCGCAGCGTATCCGCCGCCCTATCGCTGATGTAAAGAACGATAAGCGTTACTCCAAGGCTGCACGGGCTGATGTTATGCCAATGGCTGTTAGCCGTTATGCCGATGACCCAAGTCGCCGTAAGGTGTACGACAAGAATGAGGGTTACGCAGAGATTTGGGAATTTTACGACATCTCCAGTAACAGCATGAGTGTTTTTTGTGAAGGCTCGGACATGTTCTTGGTTAAGCCAATGAAAATGCCTTACAGTTTTGGTCAGCCATTTGTGATGATTCGCAACTATGATGTCCCAGACCATTTCTATCCTATTGGTGATTTGGAATCCATTGAACCGTTGCAACTAGAGTTGAACGAAACCCGTTCACAGATGATGAATCATCGCAAAAAGTTTAGTCGCAAATATTTGTATCGTGAATCTGCGTTTGACCAACTTGGTCGCACAGCGTTAGAATCAGACCAAGATAATGTTATGGTTCCCGTGTCCAGCGATGAAGCGTTGGGTGGGGTTGTTACAGCGTTCCCAGCGGTAATTAACCCACCAGAGTTCTATAACCAGTCTAACATGATTATCGGTGATATTGACCGTATTTCTGGTGTGTCAGAGTTTCAGCGTGGTGCTGTATCGGAGATTCGCCGTACAGCAACAGAGTCCTCGCTTATGCAGGATGCTGCTAATGCCCGTACTTCAGATAAGTTGGCCGTTGTTGAACAAGCCATTGCAGAGGTTGGTCGCCGCATGTTACAATTGGCACAACAGTTCATGCAAGGTGAACAGGTTGCCCGTGTAATTGGCAAAGATGGCGAACCAATGTGGATTAACTATGACCGTGACTATCTACAAGGTGACTTTGACTTTGAGGTAGCAGCAGGTTCTACACAGCCACATAACGAGTCGTTTAAACGACAGATGGCTTTGCAACTAGTTGATGCTATGGCACCGTTCGCTGGCGCAGGTATTATTGACATGGGCAAACTTGCGGCACATGTGCTACAGTTTGGTTTTGGTGTTAAGAACCCTGACGAGTTTCTCGCCCAGCCTCAGCAGGAAGTCGGCGGCACCCCTCCTGTCCCCGCTACTGCTGGGGCTGAGGCACCTATGGGTGCCCCTGCCCCTGCCCCTCAGGGTGGTCCTCCACCAGATTTGATGGCAATGCTTCAGCAAGGACAGCCACCTCAACAGTAGGGAACGGCTAGTGGTTATATAGAGCAACCATCATGGACTCTATAGGAGATGAAAATTTAATGAGTGATGAACTCGTAACACAGGCAACGGAACCCGTATTAGAAAGTACTGGGTCAACTGAAACTAGTGTAAACACAGAGGCACCCGATACACCAACATTGTCTGTTGAGGAATATTCTAATTATAGAGTTCCAATTAAGGTTGATGGTGAGGAATTGCAAGTTCCTTTAACGGAGGCTATCGCAGGTTATCAGCGTCAAGCGGATTATACCAGAAAGACACAAGAGTTATCTCAGCAACGGGAACAGTTCCAGTTTGCTAGTGCGCTTAGTGAGGCTTTGGAAAATGACCCGAAGGCTACGATTGACCTATTAAGTCAGCATTACGGTATTAGTCGTGCTCAGGCTCAACAGTTGGTTCAGGATGCTGAACCAGAGTATTTGGACCCGACAGAGGCTAGGTATCGTGACCTTGACCAGCGTATAGCATCGTTTGAGGATTACCAGAGTCAGCAGGCTATTGAGCGTGAGATTCAGGGGTTGCAATCCAAGTATTCTGATTTTGATGTCAAGGAAGTAGTATCCACCGCTTTGCGGATGGGTTCTGAGGACCTTGAGGGCGTTTACAAGCAAATTGCTTTTGATAAGATGGTTGCAAAAGCACGGACAGAGCAAGCGGCACAGCAGGTTCAACAGAAAGTTGAAGATGGTGTGTTGGAAGCGAAGCGTGCAGCATCTGTTGTTTCTGGTGGAGCCTCGGCTACCGCTAGTACAACGAATGAAACTTTTGTTCCTATTACATCTGTAGCGGATGCTTGGGAAGCGGCTAAGCGTCAAATGGGTGCAAGTTAACAATTCTACCAATTTGAAAAGAGATTATAATGTCTAACCCAAACTTTGATGCGTTGTTGTCAACAACGCTCGCAAACTATCGTGACCAACTCACGGACAACATTTTCACGGCTCGTCCGTTGACCTACTTCCTTCAGGATAAGGGTCGTATTCGTATGCTTAACGGCGGTACGAAGATTGTTGAACCACTCATTTACGGTCAGAACTCAACTGTTGGTTCGTACTCAGGTTACGACAGCATTGCTTTGACTGCACAGGGCGGAATCACCGCTGCTGAATACGACTGGAAGCAGTACGCTGCTTCTATCGCAATCAGCGGTATTGAAGAAGCCAAGAACAACGGCGAACAGGAAATCATTAACCTGTTGGAAGCCAAAATCATGCAGGCTGAAGAGTCCATGCGTGAAGGTTTCAACCAAATGTTCTTCGCAGACGGAAGCGGCAACGGCGGAAAAGACTGGAACGGTCTTGGAAATATCGTTGAAGCATCTGGAACTGTTGGCGGAATTAACCGTGCAACTTCTGGTAACGAGTACTGGCGTTCATACGAGGAAAACAGTGCAACAGCATTGACCCTCGCACAAATGTCCACCGCTTACAACAGCGTTTCTGTTGGTAACGACCACCCAGACATGGTTCTTACGAGCCAGACTCTGTTTGAAAAGTATGAGGCTCTTTTGCAGCCACAACTTCGTTACACCGACACCAAGACGGCAGATGCTGGTTTCCAGAACCTGTTGTTCAAGGCTGCTCCTGTTGTTTATGATGAGCATTGCACCGCTGGTGTTGTGTACTTCTTGAACAGCAAGTACCTAACCTTGGTTGGTCACTCAAGCAAGTGGTTTGCACAAACACAGTTTGTTCAACCAGAAGACTTGGATGCTCGTTACGCACTCATCATGTGTTACGGTAACTTGACTTGTCGCAATGCTGCAAAGCAAGGCAAGTTGACTGCGAAGACTGCTTAATTAAACCAACAATGGGGGCGCAAGCCCCCATTGTTATAATAACAACAAAACTATAAATTAAGGAAAAAAAATGCCACTAAAATCAAACGACAATGGTGCAATTGACCGTACACGACTCGCCGCTTGGGTAGCCAAGGAAGAGAAGACAACGGTAGTTGCAGCAACTGACGCAGCAACCACAATGTTGACATCAGACCTAATTGGTGCGAAGCGTGTAGTTTACACGATGACCCCAACAGCGAGCCGTGCCTTGACCACACCAACTGGTGCGGAACTTGGTGCAGGATTCACTGACGAAGCAGTAGGTTCATCTTTTGAGTTCACTGTTGTCAATGCCGCCGCAGCAACCCACCCAATCGTTGTCACCGCTGGTGCTTCGGGTGTAACGCTTGTTGGTGTAGCCGCAACCTTCTCGGTTGCAGCAGCATCATCGGCATCGTATGTTGCAGTATTCACTGCCGCAAACACGGTATCAATTTACCGAGCATAATCCCCACATTTAGGGAACAAACCGATAATGGTGGGAGAGCAATCTCCCACCATTTCTGTATCTAGGAGTATTCATGCCAGTCAAATATAAGATTCTGTCCAGCCATGCCGATGCCAAACCAAAGGCGGGGACAAAGACCTCTAACTACCCTAAGGGCAAGAAGTCTAAGTCTAAGATGTCAAAGAAGAAAATGTACTAATGCCAAAGCCTCCTGTTGACGATTTGATGAAAGCAATTACCGATGCTCTTAAGAGCAGCGGTATGACTGTTTCTCCAAAGGCTATTAAGCAGGCTTTGGCTGCTGAAACCAAAGGTGTTGTCCGTAAAGCACCTGCTAAGGTAGCACCTAAGATTACTCGTCAGACTGCTGCTGGTGGTGCTGGTCGTAAACCTCCTAAGCCACCTAAGGCTGGTCCTGCTGCGTCAGCACCAAAACCTAAAGGACCTAAGGGACCAAAGAAGCCTAGTGGTGATAAGAAGATGACTCGTGCCGAGAGGCGTGAGATGAATGTTGCTAAGCATTGGGCTAACAGAGACAAGTATTTGGCTGAAAGCAGTGCTGCTGCTAGGGCTGCTAAGGCTGAGAAGAGTGCTGCTAACAGTGCTGCTTGGGCTAAGAAACAAGATGAAATGCTTGCACGCCGTATGGAGGGTCGTGAGAAGTACAACAAAAAGAAAAAAGGAAACAAGTAATGCCTAGAGACCCAATACTTCCACAACCTGACCCAAAACGAGCAGTGAGAAAAGCAGGCAAAAGTCCTTATGGTGCTGGACAAGAAAACATGCCAAAACCATATCCGCAAAGAAAATTAAAGCCAGCAGTAAAAGATGCTATGGGTATTATGGGTTCAACATCAGAACAAGCAAAACAAAGAAAAGAAAAAGCATTAGCAGATATGCGTAAGCGTGGTATGCTGCGAAAGAAACAAGGATAATAATGGCTAAGGGTGGCGGTTCAGCAGACGATATTGTTAAAGCCGTACTAGCACGGCTTGGTGTAAAACCAGCAGTAAAAAGTGCTGTGCGAAAAGCACCAGCCAAAGTTGCTCCCAAAGCAACCGCTAAAGCGGCATCATCTGTCCCTGCTAAAACATTATCTAGGGCTGAGCGCAAAGCAGCGAACAGTGCTAGAAACAGGGCTACGCAAGAGAAGTTAATTGCCGAGCGTGCAGCCGAGGCACCAGCAAAAAAGAAAGCACGACAAGAAGCCAACAGGGCTAAGGGTGTTGCTCGTGGAAACCGTAAGGCTGATGAGGCTTACGGTTATCGTACAAACTTAAAGAATCAAAAAGCCAAGGCTTGGTTTGAAAAAGAAGTTGACAAGATTAGTCGCACTATTGACCAAAGCGAACGCATATCTGTTAGAGGTTCACAAGGTCGTAAAGATGCTCTTAGGAAACAAATTAATAAGTTGGATGAGTACGCCAAAAAAGAAGGTTATGAACTTAAACTTTCTGATAAAAAACAAATAATTAAGGGTGTTTTGGATGATGCCCGAAAGGCTGGTGAGTGGGGCACTAAGCGTTTGAAGCAGGTTGTTGGTCAAACTGGTGGCAAAACCACTAAAGAGTTGGTTGATATGGGTGCTAGGCGTGCCCGTGCTGAGGAAATTAAAACTGGTAAAATTATTACTGGCAGAAAACCTGATTATATGTCTGCACAATCAAAAGACCTTCAAAAGCGTTTGACTGCTTTGGATGAAAAACGAATGCAGGACAAACTCATTAAAAAGGCTGACTCTAAAATGGGTCCTGCTAGGGGTTCACGCAAAAAGGTTGATAAGCCGTTTAAGAAAACTAAATCAGAAATTAATTTAGAAAAGGCAGAATCTGAGGCTAGTGGTCGTATTTCTGCTAGAAGTCCAGAAGCCAAAAAGGCTCTTGATAGAATGAATAAAGATTATGGTCAAGGAAAAATAACCAAGGCTAGGTATGATGAGTTGCGCCGTGGTTTACCTAAGATTGAAAATAATAAAAAGACTGTAGCAGAAGTTGAATCTCGTTTGAATAAATTGAAGAAAGATACTACTCCTGTTAAGCGTTCTAAGCCTAAACAGCGTTATGGTAATCCCCCAGAAAAGAAATAGTCGTGGCTCCACGATTTAAAAAACTTTTGGCTAAAAGCCCACCTGCTCCTGTTGACCCATGGAGCATCCAGCAACTTTATAGCAGGGATGGTGGGGGTTTGCCTCCTATGTCCAATTTGCAACAGTACGCTAAAGACTTAACCAAAGACCAGCGTTCCGCTTATGATGCTAAAGCAAAGCAACCCAAAATGGACATGTTAGACAAGGCTAGTGCCAAGTTCTATAATCTTATGCAGGCTTTAGGTGGTGCTGTTGTTGGCGGCATTAAACAGGATGTTAATGCCCTTAGGAAAAATCCTTTGGGTAGTATTGCTATGACTGCTGATGCCTATACTGTTGGTCAACCTGCACGGGACCGTTTAAAACAGGGCGATGTTTTTGGTGCTATTAACCAATCTGGTATAGGTCAGTTTGCTGCGTTGCCTGAGTTGGAAAAGATTTTTAAAGGCAAAGGTTCCAAGGGTGACCTTGGTTGGCTGGCTGCAACTTATGGTACTGGTGGTCTTGGTAAAGGTTTTAAATTGGGTAAAGATGCTCTTAAAAAGGGTTCAACCAAGGCTTATATAGATATCTTAAATCGCCTGAAATAGTAGGGAACATTCAGGGTTATATGATGAGTAACAACAGTGTCCATGCCCATGCCTATTATGGCACTCCTCAGACTGGCTACCGCCTATCAGCGGTTGCCGAGTCCCGTATTGCTGCCCCAAGTGGACCGTACATTGGTCGGGGCGACAAATGTACGGGCAACGATGACACCTGCGGTGCCAACAAAGTGCGTGGACAGCAGTTCTGTGCAGGTCATTTGAAGCAGGCTAAGGCGTTGGCTGAGGTCGCTACTAAGATTGAGGATGGCGCATAATGGCTTATGCGCAGATGACTGCTGCTGCCCTAAGGCAAACTGTTCGGGATATCACTGACCTTGATGCCGAGGACCTACCAGATTCTTTGGTAAACCTGTATTTGCGTGACGGATACTATCGTATTCTGGACCTACAGAAGCGTTGGGCTTTTCTTGAAAAGACCTTTACTTTTAACACGGTTGCCGAGCAGCGTGCATATACTATTAGTGCTTTTACTGCTGACCCTATTGGGCAGGTTGTTTCTATTGTAGATAACAATAATGTTGGTTACCGTTTGGACATGGTTGGTCACGATATGGCTGAGCAAACCTATATTGGTTCTTACGACACTTCGGGTGACCCATTGTTCTATTCTATTTGGGAAGGCAAAGTACATTTGTTTCCTAAGCCGAACAATGTGCGCACCCTTGTTGTCCGTGCTTATCGTGAACCTATTGACTGGATTACGACTGAGGGTAATGTGGATGCAAGTCCTAACTTGCATTTTGCTTTAGTGTATTATGCTTGTAGCCGTGTTTATCAGCGTCTTGAGGACACTTTAATGTCTGGTGAGTATAAGCGTGCTTTTGATGAGGCTGTTACTTTGGCTGCAACAAATATTAATAAACCTAATAGTCATGCCCATTTGCGTTTGAGTGCTGGACAAACATCTGGTCGTCCAACCTTTAATGGTTGGATGCAAACAATGGGTAAAAATCTTAAAGAAAATCAGTAATGAGTCAGATTCAAATTAGTGAAGTTTCTGATTTTACTGGTGGTTTAAACTTTCGTGCTGACCAGTTTCAGTTGGCTAGTTATGAGTCACCCGATATGTTAAATGTTGAAATTGACCCTCGTGGTGGTGTGTTTAGCCGTGGTGGTCAACATCAGTTAAATACCACAGCGGTTGCTGGTACTTGGGCACCACAAAAACTGTATTCATTTAGTGGTGCTGCTACGCCAACGGTTATGTTGGCTAACAGCACAAAGGTATTTCGTTCAACTGGCGGCAACTTTACTACTTTGCAGTATTCTGCTGGTAACGATATTGTTTCTGCTAGTGCTCATGGTGTGTGTATGGCGCAGTGGGCTAATAGCATGTATTTTGCTACTGGTTCTGCTGGTAGCGGTGGATATGTGTGGAAAACAACAGACACTTACGCTACGGAACTAACAGCATCTGGAACTGCTCCTTATGCTTGGCAAACTACACCTACTAGTGCTGAGCGTAAAATGCCTACGGCTGAGCATTTGATTGTTCATGCCAGCAAAATGTGGGCTGCAAACACAACAGAGGTAAGCATTGCTTACCCCAACAGGATTCGTTGGTCGTTAGAAAACTCTCCCGAAAACTGGGACGAGGACGACTATATTGAGGTCGCTGGTGGTGGTAACGGTATTACTGGTATGGCTGTTGTTGCTGGACAGTTAATTGTGTTCAAACCTAGTGCTGTTTATGCTATTATGGGTTATGATGCAGCAACCTTTCAGGTTGTTGAATTAACAACCCGTATCGGTTGTCTTAGCCATCATGCTATTGCACAGTCAGAAGATGGTGTATATTTTTTTAGCCACAACCAAGGATTGTTTTACTACAATGGTTCATCTATTGTAGATATGTTTAGCAACTTGCGTACTGCTATTGATTTAAATTATATTAACCCAGCAGAACACGAATCTATTAGTGTTTCTTGGGTTGGTCGGCGTGTTTGGGTTTCTGTTCCATATTCCGTGGATACTGCTGTTACTAATCCTACGGTTAATTTTGTTTTGGACCCCAGTATTCGTGATGGTGTTTACACACAATTTAAAACTGCTGACGGATATGGTTTGGTTGGTGGTTGCGATTGGACTGATGCAAACAATATTGATTACCGTTTAATGTGTCACCCAACACAGGCTTATGTTCTTAAGGTTGATTTATATTCCGAAGAATCAGATAACATTGCTGGAACATCGGCGGCGTTTGCATCATATTACAAAACACGCTGGTTTGATGGTGGTTCTTATATGCAAAAAAAAATGTTTCGCAGACCTGACTTTGTTGTCAAAGAATCAGATATTACACAATCAATTACGGTAAAGGTTTACCACGATTTTGCTGAAGGAAACAATAACGAAAAAAAAGTTTTTGCTATTCTTCAAAGCCCATTGGTAACTGGTATATTGTGGGGGACTGGATTATGGGGAGAAAATTGGGGCAGTGGTGCTGTTAGTTCTACGGTTAAAACTGGTAGAAACTTGGGATTGGCTAGAACAGTTCAACTAGAGTTTATTGGACCAGCCAACCAAAAATGGGGTATTAATAGTATTGGATACAAATACAATTCAAGACGAGTAAAGGGATAACTATGTGGAACCCACCCTTTTTGTCCGTGCTAAACAGCAGCGATAAAGATGCCTTGCAGGGCATCTTTAGGTCGTTGCAGTCTGAACTGGAGAAGATGTCTAAGGAAATTCAGGATTTGAAGTCTATGATTAAGGAACAAAACAGGTAATAGTGATGAGTATGATGGACGCATATTATGGGGATTATGGTATGGCTGAGGCTACAGCACGCAAAAGGCGTGCAACCCAGTCTATTGCGAACCGTCAATCTGCCCAGTTGGGGCAGATGCGTGGACAAAGGTCGCTGTCTAAACTGACTCAGCAGTTGACCGAGGGTTTTCGTCCTAAGATGGCTGAGTATGGTAGTCGTGGGTTGGCTGGTCCTAATGTGCAGTCTGGTATTCAGCGTGCTGGTTTGAGTCGTTATGCTGCCGATATGCAGGACCGTTTGGGTGAGACTACTCAGCAACTTCAGGATGAGGCTAATTTGGCTGTTTCGCAGGAGGCTAATGCTCAGGCTGACCTTGAGGATTATTTGGCACAGTTACAGTTACAGAAGAAACAGAATGTTATTAATGCTGCTACTGCTTTGAAGCAGTACGCAGCCTATTAGGAGTTGTTATGAGTTTCAGATTAAATACAGTTACAAACAAGTGGGAGCAAACTTCTGCTGGTGCTAATGGCAATCCTCCTTTGACTCCTGAGCAAAAAAAGGATGGGGCTTTGCGTCAAACTGCTTCACAGTTTGGTTTGTCCCCTGAGCAAGTTTTGTATGGCGCAGACAGGCAATCTGTTGCGGCACGAAGGGCTTATACTCAAAAGACTGCTACTAGTTCTACACCTTATGGGACTGCTCAGGGTAGTTATGGTGAAATGTCTTTGGCTGAACCACAAAAAACTGGTCGTGAGTGGATTGGTCGTGACCCATCAGCAGATAGGGCTACGATGGAAGAACAAATTCCTTTGACTGGTCAGGATGCTATTGATTCTATGTGGCAGGCTGTTTATGATGAGGCTGCTGTTTATCGTCAAACATTTGGTGAAGAACCTCCTAGTAGTTGGTGGACTGCTAGAACTACGCAGATTGAAAATCAGCAAAAGCGTTTTGATACTGCTGCTAAAGCACAGGCTGGTGCTAGTTCCGCTGCTGCTACCGCAGCCGCTAAAGCAAAAAAGGAAGAACAGGAAAGAGTTCGCAAAGTTAAGGGTGGTCGTCAAGCAGAAACATTTTTGCGTGAACAGGCTAATACCCGTAAAGCAGATATGTTAAAGCGTGTAGCAGAATTGTATGACCCTTTGCAAACAAAGTCCAAAGAGGATATGGCTGTTGTTTTACAAAACGCTTCTGATGCTTTTGATTTGGCTGAGCAGCAAGTTGGTAAAGCGCAAACACAGTTTGAGGGACAGTTTAAACCTAGTACAGCCTATCAGGGTGCGCCTGTAAGTACTTTTAATGTTGCAGATAATCCTTTGCTGGCTGCTTTGCAATCTCAGGGTGCTGGTACTGCTGAGGTTAGTGCTGCTACAGATTATGCTAGACAGACCGCAGCACAAACATCTGCTTTAGAAAAGTGGGCTACTGAGCAATTGAATGTTGGTCAACAAAACTATGGTTCTGCTGTTCAAAACGCTGCGCAGATGGGCACTATGGCTGCTTTACAACAATTGGGTGGTCGTAGGGCTGAAGTTAAATCTGGTATTGAACAACAGTTTGCTGATGCTTTGTCCAAAATCGCTCAAGAGCGTACTAGTGCAGAATCTGGTGTTGACCAAACAATTGCAGACATTGTTAGCAAGGCTGATGAGATGGCTGCTAAGACTACAGCGGATTATGGTGTTTTGCCTAAAGAAGAAAAACCTGCTGCACCAACAAAACCTGAAAAACCTGCTGCACCTGCAAAACCTAAGAAACCTGCTGCATCTACCCCTGCTGCACCTACCACACCTAAACCTGCTGTTGTGACACCTGTTGTGCCACCACCTGCTGCTACGACAACAAAGAAAAAGACTTCAACGGCACCAATTAGGCTCCGATAATGGTTGTCCAGCGTTCTCCTTTTTCGCAGAAATCTAGTTCTGCTACCACTGGTTATGGTTTTGACTCCGAAGGAAACCCAGTATATGTCAAGGGAGATGGCACAGTTGTAAACTTGACCATCACGGCAAAAGGTGGAAAATCTAAAACTACTTTTTCTGAAGAGAAAAATAAACTTGAGCAGAAAACAAAACAGATTGTTACTGGTCTTTCTGTTAATCCTAAGTTAAGTTTTGCTGAACAGGCTAAGGCTAGGTCTGCTGCTTTGGCTATTGCTGGTGGTACTAGTTCTTCAGTAGCCAATAGGGGACCTATTGGCGAACTTCTTAAAGGTATTGCTTCTGCTCCAGCAAAATTGGCTAAAGGCGCATTTGAGGTTTACGACACTGTTGTGTCGCCGTTTCAACAAGTTGGTCAAAGTGCCACTAAAGAACTTATTGATGTTATGCGTGGCGAAGGTCCAAGCCTAGAAGATTTTGTTAAACAAGCACGGACAAAGGGGTTTAGTGCAGCGGAGGCTGCTGGTGTTCAAAACAAGTTTGTTAAAGGTATAACGAACTTTGCTTTAGATACCGTTTTTGACCCAACAACTTATTTGACTTTGGGTGCTAGTGCCGCTTCTAAGGCTACACGCTTTGCTTTGGCTAACAAGGCAGCGTTGATGGCTACTAAGTATCCTGAGTTGAAACCTTTGTTGTCTAATATTGCTCGTTATGGTGCTACTGCTATACCAAAGAATATTCGTGAGGCTGAAGGTATTGTTGCTGGTGTAAAGTATATGGGTAAGGAAATACCTTATACTAGTGGTTTGGCTAAAGCATGGAGGTACTCTGTCGCTCCTGTCCGTGCCACTATTGGTGATGTTGTTGCTGGAACTACTGCTGGTAAAGTTCTTTTACAAAAAACCACTACAGAATCTTTAAAGGATTTGACTGTTAAGGGTTTTGGTCGTGCTGCTACACAGAACATTTACAAACCTGAATTTATTCAGGGTTTGATGGAGATGTCTGCTAGTGATTGGGCTAAGGGTACTTATACTACTGCTTTGAAACAGGCTGTTGGTGAGATTTCTCAAACAATGGAAAATGCTAGGGCTGCTG